GTGTCCTTCTCACCGTTCTTCCAATGAAAGTATCCCCTGGTCAGAACCCTGTCCTTTATCAATGAGTCATTGTAATCTATCTGCTGGTATATCTTTGTCAGGTTAAATATAGACTGCCTAGATTCATCCCTGAATGCGTGAGATTCAGTTCTGGGAAACTGTCTGTAGTACTCGTTTAATGCATCTGGATCTGACTTAAGTGCCTCAACCTCATTATTCCAGTATGTTATAACACCGTCATCTATCATCTCGCCATCTACACCTATAACTGGCTTAGAAGGATCCTCAAACACAGGCCATCCATACTGATCAATGTATCCCTCGTAGTTCCACTCCATCGGTATAAACAATGAATACAACCCACTCCTTGTCTGTCCGTTTGCAGAACTTACGGATGGATCGCTATCCATATACAACCTCTTGAACTGCTCACCACCCTTTGAGAGTGCGTTGGATGTGGATCCCATCATGCACTTGCCTATGATCTTACTACCCAGCCTGAGACATGTCTTAGTTACACGCCAGTTGGTCTGAATATTATTTGGCTTCAACCACTTACCACTCTCGTCATGTACAAGAAGTAAAAGCTTTTCACCGTCATAGCTGTTGTCATCCGTGTTCTTCCAGTCAATCGTTGTGTCAAGCCCCTCAATCTCATCATCCTTCTCCTCGTCCATATTCTTACGGGTGATCTTACTCGCAGGAACCCTGAACGCCAGCTCTGTCTTTGGGTTGTCCATACCGTCCTGAATAGGCTTGAAAAAGAAGGGATAATTTCTTACAATAGGAACAACCTTGTCAGTAAACATCTTCTTGGCATCACTACCAGTCTTTGATAGGATACCTACACGTGAGTCCCTAGATATTGTTGCTATATTAGCACACTCCTCGGATCCCATGAATGAGAAACCAGAACGCCTGTTCTTAAGGTAGCACATACCAAAACATCTCTTGTCAGCCTTGCATGCCTCCCAGAATATGTAGAATATCCTGTTTGACTCCCTGAAGTCAGGGTGCCCTACATCTATCTTGGTCCACTGAAGGTACATGTAATGAGATCCAGTCATGTACGTGGGTGTCCCATTATTCATGAACCAGTAACCATCCTCTCTCCTGTCAAACTCTGTCTCTATAAAATCGACGTATTTTGACTTGAAAAGGTTATCCTTCCTGTTCCAATCAAATATTGTTCTTATTTTTGAAAGCTCTTTAGGATAGTCATAAGCAACCCATTTATCTTCCTTTACGTCTATCTTCTTTGGCGTTAAAGGTATGGCTATCTTGAGTCCATTTATGTCATAGACATCACCTATGGTTCCATCCTTAGATATGACCACCACATCGTACTTCTTGTCATACCCGTAAACCCATTTCTTTGCCCTGTTTCTTGAAATCAAGGCATTCTTGCTTATGTGATCCTTTGATATTTTGTATAGATTATTTTCCACGAGCCCTGCCTTCTGCGAAACCATTCTTACCAGCGTCTATAATCTCGACCTGATCCTTGTCAGTCTCTAACTCCTCTATCTTGTGCAGCATAGCAAGTGCGTCGTCGAATGCTAGTTTCTTAGCGGATGCTGCATTCTTCATCTTATCTGCACTTATATCATCCTCTGCATGCGTAATGATAGGCTCCTTTAAGACCTTAATCAACTCATCTATGGCCAGCTTGGCCGCCTGTAATATTTCTACCTTTTTAGACATATATTCTTGTTGTACATCCTGTATAGTATCTCCTCTCCTATCCTAAACTCATACTCGCTATCTGGGGTGAATGATATAATGTCTCCATGATCCACGTAGTCTATATCATTGTTCTTAAAAACCAACTCACCCCACAACTGCTCTAAGTTGCCTAGCTGAGTGAACATATGATCCTCCGAGTCTATAGGTCTAACGAAACAAAAAGGAGACGGTGCATTCCATACCTCATCTCTTCTATATAAATAAACCTGACTGGGTTCCACTATGAATATATCATCCATGACATGGTGCCAGCTACTCTTCTGCTTCCCCTTCATGTCGTAATAGTACCTGAACACGTTGTGGTGCACGATAACTATGTCTCCCTTTTGTATTGGTCCACTGTAGTATGTAGGTCTTGATATAACCTCAGCAAATCTGTTTGATACGGTGTGATCTTCCTGGGATGTGCTTATCACAAACTCCTTCCCTCCATAATCCCGTATATTGTCATAACGCCTTCCGTCGACAGGTTTTATAACGAAGCAGTATGGAGATGTCATCAGAAGTCTATTTTAAACTCTATAGATACAGGCATGGTAGAGCTAAACTCCTTCCACTTAACAATCTCGTCATCCTTACGTATATATATACCTATGGATGAATCATCCTGTATTATAGAGTCTATTGTGTAGCTCCTTCCAAGAACCTCCTGACCTACTACGTAGTGCATGCACTTCATGTAGTCAGGACCTACGGATATCTTTCTAACTATATTCACCTGTGTGTAGATTTATGTCTACATCTCCGTACTTCTCAGAAATTTCTTTCTGGTACGACGCCAGGTCATGTGCTCCCATCTCTAGGTTGGCTATGGACGTTATCTTTTGATTTTTTAATCTTTCGAAGGTGATCTCAATGTCAGCTATCTGAAACTTAAGGTCCCTGTAATTCTTATTGAGCTCGATTAATTTCTCAAGCTCATCCTCTTCAATTTTTTTCATTTAATTTAATTTACTACCAAGTAGCTATGGCAACCCTCTTCCATGTGTTTGTGGCTACACAAACATATAGATAGCTTGAATCATACGCAAGTGTACCAGCAGTTCCAACAGAAGTTGCAGTCGCTGGAACGCTAGACGTTATCATATAATCCCTTAATGCCCCTACAGTAAAATTCTTTGTAGCATTAGAAGCGTCTGAATCGGATCCAAGCAAGAGATCATTCTCTGTCGGTGTAGCTGTTGAATATGAATCTATCTTTGCCATGTCTTGTTATTTATACAAATATAGCTAAATTATTCTTAGCTGTTCTCCAATTGTTGAATCATTTGAAAATGTATCTTAGCGACCCTGTCTCTACCAGACTCACTCATAAGTATCTCGTGACACTCTATGTAGTTTGTCATAAAAAAATTCTCAGATAGTATAGCAGGCATAGATGTATCCGTAAGAACGGTAAACCTTTCTTCTTTATCAGGATCTCCATCTCCCATTGATGGCCTCATTTTTCTTTCAGGAAACTCAGCCTTAGCTTTCTCATAAAGAACTGTGGCTATAGGGTCTGACTTAGTCTCACCTGGAGATGTAAACACCTCCCACCCGTTTGCAGATTCATCAGTGAAACCATTGGCATGTATGCTAACATATATACATGGCCTATCAGAAGACCTTGCTATCTTGTTAGCCATTTTAGGTCTTTCTTTTAGCGGAAGATCCTCTTGAGTGTCTACTAGGTCTACACAGTCAATATTGTTTGCCTTGCACATTTTCATTAACCTACTAACAATAGCCCTGTTGAACTCTCCCTCATACAAAACTTCACCATCTGGCCATACTGGAGATCTCTTACCCGATGTCTGATAAACACCATCAATAACACCACCATGCCCGTTGTCAAATATCCATAGGTATTTTGATTCGTAAGCGTGAGGCTTTATAGACATATCAAACTTCGTGTTGCAGTTGGGACATGTAATTATCTTTTCCATACTGTAATTATTAATGAGGCAGAAAGATACGCTGCAATTATTACAAGCACTACACCCATCTATCTTTCTTTAGCAGGTAGTGCTATCAAGCTGTCTTTTGATCTTAGGAACATTAGACCTACAGCAAGCCATCCTGCCATTCCTTCTGTTGTTTCCTTTTCAGTGTAAATCATTACGCCACAAAATATTAAAATTAAACATCCTAATATGGTGGTTACGTAGTTTGAGAATAATCTATTTTTCATATCTTTTTTTTTACAAATATAACTAATCTAAAGACTCCATAAACTATTGCTGCAAATATCAACCAGTTCATAACCTTCTTCCATAACGGAGTCTTTTCGTAGTACTTAACAGGAATCTTTCTCTCTACAATCTTTTCTATTGTGACGGTGTCGCACTCACCCTTTATATATACCTCCCTGGTTATTGTGTCGTGAAATATCCTTACGGTCAGTCTGTCTTTCTCTAATATAAGTGTGTCCTTGGTTATCTCATGAAAGAAGTGTTCGTTAATAACCGTGTCATGAACAATACTTGGTATGGTTGCTGTTACTGTGTCTACCATCGTCACAGTATCTGTGGTAATTAGGTACGGATATTTATCTATAAGCCTAGTGAACCTTCTTTGCGGAGTGCAAGAGATTACAAACAAAATCACTAATAGAAGGTAACTATTTCTTAATCGCATGAATGGCCTGGATAATTCTTAACTCCATCGCTCCCATCTCGGTCTTTAACTCTGCTAGAGAGGCATCGTTCTTTTCTCTGTTTCTCTCCACCTGTCCCTTAAGGTCATCTACTCTCTTATGCAATAAAATATTACCCTCCTTCTTGTGCGTCTTAATATCGTTCATTTCCGAAGTAAGGTTGTCTAAAACTACCTGCTGGATCTCAACCTTTCCCTTCAAGCTGTACCACACGGTAAGGGCTCCTGCCACTGCCGAAAGCAGAGAAATTAAAGCATCAAAACCGATCTGAAATCCCGTCATTTTTATTTTTATTACCTTAAAGGTATAATTATTTTTTTAACCGCATGGAGAATTAGGTAAAACATGTATTCCTAATGCTCCACTACTACTCCAAGATGTACCTTCGCTACCGCTGTTAGGAAAACTTATACCAGCACCATCAGTTATTGCATTATCAATTTTTAGCCATGTATTTGGATTATAACTAGAAATATCACTCGGACAACCACTGTTATATATGGATAGCATTTCAGTATTAGTTAAGTTAGTTTTCCAAAATGCAATTTGTGTATAGTAACCTTGAAAAATTGTACCAACCGTTGTGTTACCTATATCAAATGTTGGGTATGTTACATTAGGGAAAGTTGTATTTGCTACTGTACTAACATTTGCGTTGACACCGTTTATAAATGCCGTTGCCGTACTTGGCGTTGAACTGGCGTCGTATGTCAATATTAAATGGTGCCATTGTGTTGACCAATCGGTTGTAGCTAGATTAGTGGATATATTTACGCTACCGTCTATGACTAATTGCAATGTAGTATTTGCAGGGTTTACGTTTATAGCTATTTTAAATAAAACAGTACGGCCACTAACCATGCTTACAAATGGTATTGTACCGCTTCCACTACTTACATTACTTTTAAACCAAAACGAAGCAGTCAATTTATTTTCTCCTTTTAAATAGTCTAATTGGTTATTAGCTCCTTGTATTGGTACTATTGGAGCGTCGCTAGTAAAATAACTTTTTGTGTTACTAAAAGCAGAACTAAGCGAGTTTAATATGGAACGGTAGGAGCTTGACATCTATGCAGGCTGTACAATCCAATACTCAACTCTTGTCCCTCCACACCACTCAGCATAGATTACATTAAGTACTGATGTACTGTATGTGACTGACCCCATAAGAACCCATTCTGCAGGTACTGAAGGGGCTGACCCCTCTTGGTGGTACAACTTCTGAACGATTCCCAACTGTGCGTTTGTTAAATCGTTTGTGATATTGCCCGTACCTGTCGCTGCTGATGTGTTGTATATCTCACTCTCGGTGAATGATATTGCAACACCCGTCTTAGCGATAGCGGACTGTGATCCTAGCTTTAGGTCTGAATATGTATATATCGTTCTTGCACTGTTTGTCTGTGCTGAACCTCTTTCTATTAAATCCTCTGATGCTGATATTCCTACAAACTGCTCGTTACTTGGTACTGTTGGCATAATGTTTTGTTTTTATATATACAAAGATAGAGATTATTTTTTAACAGAATTACCATCCACATTAAAAGTAGAAGGGCTGCCTAGTATTGCTCTTACACTCTCGTCAAATATAATGTACCAAAAAACAGGAGTGTTATCTACTGCCTCATAGTAGTCTACCCAATATATAGTTATATTGTTAGGTTCAACAGGAAGTCCATAATAGTCTGCACATTCTTTTCGTGCTTGTATTGCATCTGATTCAACTGTATATTTATACCCTAATACTTCCATAATTTATTGGTAATAATCATTTAGGTTAGTATAAATTTCTACTCTGTCGTTAAAAGAATTGTCTCCCCAATATATAATTTCTTGATACTCTCCTGTAGTAAAGGCTGTTCCTCTTGACCCAAATCTATTTAAAGTTGCTCCAACATTTGTTGTATTTGGAGTTGCCCCCGATTGGGTATTATTTGTAAATAAAAACATCTCACCATCTGTCTGCCTATATGTTTCAAGAATAAAACCGCCTTGTGCAGTTGAAGACCCAAAAGACACTTGCCCGTTCATATTTGCTACACGAACATTTCCCGAACCATTAGCTGACCAAGTTAAAATTCTTGGAAAAGTAGTAGAACTTGCTAAGGTCGTTATAATATTAGTGCTTTTATTAGG